TACATAATGACTTTATCCCACATACCAGGAAAACACTTCTCTTCCAGTATTTCCCTGAATAGTCCTGGAACGAGTTCATCAGAATAGTAATGGCCACAATTCACAAATACGTGAGCTGCTTCCTCTCCTTTATAATAGAATTTAGCCCATGATGGCAAACTCATAATACACCTCCTATTTTGTATATTATAGAAGAAACTGTCAAGCTATTTTTTAGCTTCAATCCTTTATTCAGTGCTTCCTATTCTAGTTTAAGTTATTAAAAAATGTCAAGTGTTTTTATTCACTACACCCACAATCTGGCCCAACCTCGACCAGGCTTAAGTCAGGCAAGACATTACTTGCAAGATAATTCTTAACCTGTTCCACAGTAAGAGGAACCAGTATTTGGTCTGGTCTACTATCATCAACATATACAGTAATACCAGTAAGGTCTCTAGAATACTCTAACAACCATTCTCTTACTTGTTCGGGTGTGGTTCCTTTAGGTAAATTCTGTGTTTTTGATATACTACCATCATTCAATCTTTGTATAACAACAGTAGTTTCAAAATGTTGTTCTGGTGTCAGGTCGTAAGCGTCAGTAAACCATTCTGGAATCTCTCTTTCTTTCCCTTCCTCTATAAGTTTAGAATATAGTGGATGAATGTACACTCTATCACTAACTCTGTCCCTTCTCAAATATGCCTTTGAGAATAGAGGTTCTACACCACTTGTAACATCTGCTACAAGACTAATAGTTCCAGTAGGAGCGAAAGCCATCGAGGTACAATTTCTTATACCATGCTTCTTGATATCCATACGGATTCTAGCATGCAAAGTCTTTATGAATTTAGCTGATGTATAAGCAAAATCATTGAACCCCGGGAACGGTCCTCTCTCTTTAGCTAATTCTATAGAAGCTACATAGATGTTATTCCTGATAAATTTGATTACCTCTTCGGTAAGAGCCAATCCCCTTTCACTACCATATATAGCCTCCTTTCCAAATAGGTACTGGGCAAGACCCATTACGCCTATCCCTATTCTTCTTGTCTTCATTGTAGCACTTCTCATCTCATCAAATGGATATTCATTCAAATCCAACACATTGTCAAGAAATCTTACCAATGTTTTTATGGCTTCCCCAAGTTCTTGCCATTTAGTTCTACCAGTTTTGGATAAGAAATTAGATAAGACTATACTACCCAAACAACAGCTTTGATTTCTGGATAATGGTAGTTCTCCACATAAGTTGAGAGATTCAACCGGACTGAAATACCACGAGTTATTCCTCCGCATATTATCCAAATTTACCAACCCTGGTTCTCCGGATGTTACCATGTTATTTACAATCTTATCAAATATATCTGGAGCCCACATCTCACCATAATCATTTCCAGCGAAAGAGAAGGTCCATTTTTTCTTCTGTTCTACAGCATCGAGAAATTCATTAGTTATTCCCACACTGATATTAAAATTATTCAAGTTGAAATCATCCAACTTTGAATCAATAAAGTCTATCAATTCAGGATGTGAAACATCCAATATTGGTAACATTCCACTCCTTCTGTTACCGCCTGATTCTACTGTGCTTAATACTACGCTAATAGCATTAAGAAAGCTCAGTAAACCCGAGCTCACTCCACCTTTCTTCTTTATTACTGCTCCTTTCGGTCTCAATTGGGGATTACAACCAACACCACCGCCCTCTGAATTTAATACGAGAGCCATTTCAATAAATTTACCAATTCCAGTCCTTTCTGGTGTGGATTTCATTGAATCTGCCAGTTGTAAAACATGACAGTTTAACAAAGTATTTGTAAATCCAGCATTTCTTAAAGTTCTACCACCCGGTAAAGCTTTAAGGTTGTAAAGCATATCAAAGAAAAGTTCTCCTTGTCTCTCTTTTTCTCCTTCTTGTTCAATAGAGGACACTGCCTTAGATACTCTTCTGCAGACATCCTCCCAACTGGTTTCTTCATCTCTAAAATATCTAGATGATGCAACCTTCAACGCATTTTCACTAAGCATTAACCATATAAACCTCCTGTTTAAAGTCAAAAGAGAGCCCCATATGGGACTCTCTTAAAAATCTCTCTTTGTTTATGAAGGGAAACTATCAGTATAAAGCAACCACTTCCCCTCAAAAACCACTTCTTTTTGTCCATTCTCCCATTTCTCTATAATGAAGAAACGACAAAGATGTTCGGAAGGTAGGTCATCAAAAAAACCCAGAGCTTCATTAAAGTCTGTGTAAATCTCACAGCAGCCATAGCCATAGGGGACCTGAAATGCCTTTTCAAACTCCTCTCTTTCCACCTTATCAACCACAATATAGGTTATCATTTTCTCCTCCTCCTCTAGTACAGTTCCAATAGTTTAGATTCAACAGTGGTAAAATTCTCCATATATCCTTTGAATTTATTCTTTTTGAAAAATGTAAACATCTTACCAGGGTCGGGGAGAGTATATTCTTTATAGGTTTTTAGTATTACTTTTCTAACAACTCCTGGTATCCTGTTGAAATCAATTAATACTCTATTGACTTTGAACCTTTCCTCCAATCCCTTCAGTTTCAACCATTTTTCATATCCCTCAGCCATTACTTTCTTTGCAGACACTTCTCCAAATCCCGGTTTCCTCTTACCGACCGGCCAATCGAGAGGTGTTAAAATGTTAAAGATGTCATCTTTTGGTTGGCCTGTAAGACATTTCTTAACGATGAATGTTTCAGAACTACAATCTGCAGACACAAACTCTCCTTTCTTGGGATTATAAACCTTAGTATTATCGGAGCATAATTGCAGAAAATCCTCATCGGTGGAATGAATTGTAACGGTCTCGCCGAGTGACATACATAAAGTAGCTATGATATCATCAGCTTCAGCGGTGGAAATCTGTAACACTTTAAAGGGTAGGTATTGTCTCAACTCATAGATATAATGGTCAAAAGCAACAAAATATTGTTCCCAGTCTATCTTTGAAGCGTCTCTTTTTGGTCTCCTACTCTCTTTATATCTGCTACAGTATAATTTTCTCCATGAGGTTCTGCTGTCAATAGCAAGTACCACATCATTGGCAGGTGGAAAAAAATTATAAACATCTGAAAACACTAGATATTTCCATAACTGAATATTAGGATTTCCGGTTACAGCCTCGACATCTCTTACAAAATAATTTCTAATAGCAAGATTATTGAAATCAAACAAAACTACATTTCTCACACTTGAACTTCCTCTCTTAAGAAACAATTTAACATAACAGGCTATACTTGTAAAAAGTGAAAGATTTTACTTAATCTTTCTCATATAATCATCCTTTTCGGACCTAATCCAGAAAGGCCTGTTGTATCTAGTCCCTCTCATGTATTTTGAAACAGAAGTATCACTACCAAATCTCAATCTTCTTCTCGTAGCCTTCATGTTTCTATAAAACTCATCATCCGATACCGTAAAGATAGGCATACCATCTTTTGCTAGACCATCGGCTTTGACATCAGGAACATCAGTTTCAACCTCACCCTTCATATCTGGCGCTTGGTCTTGACTCATTTCCTGCTCTTTACTTATACCAGTAAACTCACCCATTTTACACCTCCATACCTGTGAACCTCTTCACAAATCTTTCTATTTTTCTCATTACACCAACCTTCTTTTCCTCAACTTCCTCGTAATCGTCCCTTGTAGTGTTTAGAACCAAAGTGGCTGGTTGTTTTTTAGGAGTAAAAACTCCTCTTACCCTCTTATACATGACCCTGTCTTGTCCGCCAAGGCTCAAGTAGTATTTCATCAGTAGACCTCTCAATCCCTTTTTCTTGAATATCTCCATGAGAGCATCAAAAGCAGGATTCACACCAGGCAATACCTCGTCTGGATGATTCATCTTATCTAAAAGAAACAACACTACTATATCAGCGAAATTTTTACCTTCAATGTTTATCTTCATCTACAATGGCCCTAGTTGGTTTTAGTTTTTTAATAACTTTTTTGAATTCATCGACTGGAACAATGTTGAAAAATTCTATGAAATCAAAGAATTGGAGGTCAGGAAGTGTTTCAAATCCTAATGTAACAGTCTTTGTGGGTAGGTCAATACGGTATGCTCTGTCAAAAGCACCCCGTAAGAAGTTAGCATCCATCAATTCAAAACCTATAATTTTTGGAAAGCCTAACTTCCTCCAAATTAAGATTCCATGTTTGCCCGCTTTCCTAGCATCTCCTATACACTCTTCCCAAAATCCCTCAATCTCATTGTTTTTGATTTTCTTTAGGTGTTTGTGGAAATTGGCTTTAGGGTATCCGTTCTTACATTCAAAACTAAATTTAGCAGTAAGAAATCTCCCTTCAGGTCTGATAGCCATAATATCACCAGAAACATCGACCGCATTGGCAACAGTCATAAGAGCACCAGAGGCTGGAGTTCTCCAAAAAACATATGGTCTTTCTTGCCCTGTCACCCATTTTGTTAGAATTTTAGCTATATCTCTTTCGAACTGACCACCTTTTGCCATTTACACCTCTTATCTTGTAGGTAATTTGATAATAGTCTTCCTTACCTTCAAGATTATATCAAGTATATCCTCCATTTCTTTTTTGGATACTACCATTTTCTCTGATTTCGTTGACCTAACCTTTTTGAGCATACTTACAAGACTACGGTCCATAAGAAGATTCAATATAGAATCCTCTATCTCTCCCTTTTGTTCTCTTGAGAATACGGCTGCATCAATCAGGTAATTTCTAAGTTTCATGCTTGTTTATTAAATCTCCATCCTGTACACTCTCTTTCATCATGCCCTACATACCCCATGGCTTCCTCGTAACCCCATTTGAGAGCATTGTCCGAAAACAACAATCCTTTATCCAATGCATATTGAATTCCTAAATCCCATGCTTTCAGTTCTATCATCAGAGTGTTAAATCTTACCCTTTCTTTATATTCCCACTCAACTAAAGTATGGCCCACTTCATGGAAGAATGAAATAACCATTAACTCTTCATCTTCATACTTACCTAAGTAAACATCTTTCCCAGCAATGTAGGAATGATTCTTCTCGTCCCCTTCATGTAAATTAATTTGTAGTTCTGTACATGTTTCTTGAACTAGATTATTATAAAAGGGGTCTCTGAGCTCCATTCTCTATATACCACAACAATTTCGTGAGCGTCTTTCCTCTTTTATCCGCTCAAAAAGTCTATCCTCGGAATCCATACAATCAATAATTTCGTTGATTTTTTCTATTAACTCTAATAATATCGCTGCGTGAGAACCGTATAAGGGACGCTGTTCAAGTTTCTCAATTGTTTTCATCTTATTTCCCTTTAAACCAGTTCTCTAGTTTTTGTGTTTCTTTATCAGACCGTTCTACCTGTTTCATAAAGCTACTGAATTCTTTGGAGTCTATAATTCCGTTCTTTTCCATCATTCTGGCAGTCCAGACAACACTCTCCATTGCCTTCCGTAATTTTATGAAGCTTTTCAGATAAGGACCTTCCCATTGATAAATGGCTTCATCTAAATGTTTTCTTATTTTCATTATTTTCCCTTCAACTGATATGGTTGATTTTTAGCTAATTCAACTGATATGGTTGATTTATTTTCCCTTCTCTGGAACATTCTTCTTTCCAGCTTTAGCTTCTTTCTCTGTCTTACCCTTACCTCTCCAGAATGTTGAACCAAAGACCTCGTCCTTTACAGCAGCACAGAATCCCTCTGGATTTTCCATATGAGGACCGATTTTCTTTACACAGGCATCAAAGAAACCTTTCTTATCTCCTCCTTCAATACCATACTCTTTACCAAGAGATTTAGCAAAACTTTCTATGCTATCCCTTGTCCATCCTTTAGGGTATTTCTCGAAACCTGCTTCAGACAGCTCGGCTTCTTTCATATCTTCTTTGAGGTTTGTCAGCCTCATATAGTCTCTTATTTTCATTCTTACACCTCACTCACCATAATGTAAGTTAAGCAAATCATTTTTTAACTTTTGGGCTTTTTGCTTGCTAAGCTTGTTGACAGCATCTTTGATAGAAAGGTCAGGGTCCAAATGTCCTATATACTTGTTCAGTATCTTATCAAACTTTCCCGTATCCTTTTCCTCGATATGAATTTCCATATCCTCAACTTCATCACCCATGGTCTTAAACTTTTTTGCCTCTATCATATAGTCTCTTATTTTCATTCTTACACCTCATTTTATAATTCGGGTTTCATTCTGTCTTCCTACGCATAAGGGTCGCGTCTTCCTTTCCTCTTTTTCATCATTTCATCCCATGCCTTATCGTGTGAAACTTTAGCTGCCTTAATCACCTTTCCAATTCTGGAAAGTTCAACCGTCATTTTCTTGGCGAATACATCCCAATCAGCAGCGTTCATAGGCCAATAGCCCGCTCCACGATTAGGGTTTCGTATCCTGAAAGCAAAATCTGTCCCTATATCTCCAGGAGAACCACCCTCCTCAAAACTGAACACTACTTCATCTCTTTTTCGTGTGGTTATGCTAAATTCCTTCTGTTTCATATAATCTAAAAGTTTAGGTAACTCAAATACTTCTCTCATCTTCATAATTTTCTCTCCTCTACCCACTCACTAAGCTAACACTAAGCTAACAGCCTTTCTCCTCTAGTTCTTTCATCTTTTTTCTTTTCTCATATATGGCTATGAGTATACGGGCACCTTCCACCCCTACCGAGGCACATGCCAATAGAAATGTGCTTATAATAGTGTCAAACAAATTTTTTAGTTTCATATCTTAAAAATCCTTGTACATTCTAACATCAGTTTTATAGAGTTTCTTATCAACCTTCTCCGTAACTGGTTTGAATCCGAAAGCTTTATGGGCATCTATTGACTTCTTGTTAGTGTTCTCTATATCAATATAGGCCCTTCTAAACCCATGCTTACTTGCTAGTAATTTATACGCTTTGGCAAGTATTCCTTTCCCACGAAATTCTTTGATTATACCTATCGTGAAAAAGGGGTCCACCCTTCCATTAGTGAAACCCACGGTGCCCACATTCTTACCATTTTGCACTATGGTATGATACACTCCTTCTCCCTTTCTAAAGAACATATGCTCTTTGCCTTCAATGGCATCGAATGTGTCTTTATCAAAAACCTCCAATGTTATGGCTTCAAATAAATACTCTCTTATTTTCATTACATGTTTCCCATCCACTGCTGAACACGCTTGAGCCATCCTCGTGCAAACTTCGCCTGTTCTGGTCGTACCTCTATTATAATCTTATACACAACATATTGTTCACAATTCATTATTATATAGAGGGACTTTGGGTCCTTTTGGCACCATTTGTTTATCAAACCTCTTGTAACAGGACCAACGATGCCATCAATCTCCAGGTTTTCTCCAAGATACTCAAGAGCTCTTTGGACTATCTTTCCCATCTGTTTGACACCCATATTTACACAAGTATCAAACATCTCAGCAGCAATGTATTTGTTTTGGACTTCATCTAACTTGGCAATATCCCAGTAGAAGGACTTATAAATTTTCTTGGCCTCTTTTATTGTCAGCTCGCAAACTTCATTATGGAGGATAATGCCCTTTTCAAAAGCTTTATCCACATCAAAATGTGTTATGCCAAGATTTGTTTCCCCACCACGGTCATCCGGGTCATTACTGTAACCACCTTCTAACCGAAGGGTTTGTGTTAATGCATATTCAAAGTTTTCACTCATTTTTCTCACCTCTTCCTATCTATTTATCATTTCTGAGCAATAATAAGGCCACCTATTTTGAGCCGGTGGCCGGAGGCTCTTCCTCTAACTAATCAAATACTTTCTGCTATAAATTTTTTTCTACCATCTAGTACCTTCCTCAGGTTCTTGGCTTGATTATCACCTCGCTCAATATCATACTCAACAGTTACGGACCTATTTATATAATCTGATTTCATTATACTTAATATAATCCTATCAACTATACTATAGTCCCATATTTAAACCATATCTAGCTCCTTCAAGAGCTCATTCTCATCAACATCCTCTTCACCGCTTCCCATTTCCAACTTGTCTAGTTCGTCATCAAGTTTATTGTTTGGGCTGCTGAAGTCTGGGATGTCGTCTTCTTCCTCAACATTTGCCTGGTTCTCTTTGTTCCTTTGCCATTCATCCTTAACCATTTCCCAAAGCATCTCGTTCTTAAGTAATTCCATCATATCAGCATCACTGACGACCAACCCCTTCAGATATTCCTCCAGGTCTATTGTCTGTTCCATGATGTCTCTAATTTCTCTCTCGGTCCCCAAAGCACCAGACCTTCTGGCGAATGTAGAATCTGAATAATCAGGAAATATCTTCCCTTCCCTGTTTGGTTTGGTCGACCTAACCTTAACGATAAAGTTAAACCCTTCCTCACCTGGGTCGAAAATAGAGGATCCAAGTCCATTCTTCTTATCAACTATCTCCTGTTTCAGCTTACTCTCTATTTTATCAGGGAACTCATAAAGCCTTACCTTACCCTTAACCTGTCTGCTCTCATCTTGTTCCTCTACATCTCTTGGGTCATCAACCAAGTTAAAATTACTTACATGCCTTTGTTTTCTCTTGTAATTATACGCTGCTGACTTATCAGTAGCTGTGCCCTGATACAGCTTAGAAGTAGCTGAACAGAGCGGACACCAGTTTTCAAATGCCCATGTTTTCTCACAGAGTACAAACCTCCATGATTCTCCTGATTGAAACAGGTGATAAAAATACTTTCTTGTAAATCTCCCCTTGGGGTCAGGTAGAAATCTCCCTTCATATATTTTTGGCTTTTCTACTGTACCTTTCTCAGGGGTTTTCCAAATGTACGCCAGTCTTTCTAGCCCTGGTCTTTCTGTCTCCTTTTCTTTTTCTTTTTGATCTGCATACTCTTCAAATAGTTTTTTGTTTATCCACTTTGACATATATTCTTTACGCCTCCTGTTTTCTTTCTATTATCTTATAACTTCTTCATCTTGTAAAGTATAGGGCAAAAAGTGAAAGGGACAAGCTTGGCCCGCCTGTCCCTCTCTTTTGCTGTATTGTTTGATTTTCGGTCAAACTCATAATATAGCTATTACAAATACCTTTACATCTAGTAACCTATTCATGTTAGTTTAAATTTGCCTCTGCTCTACCACTGAGCTACCCCGGTGCTCTATGTACATGAGAACTATAGTTCTCGTTTACGAATTATAGTTCTTTTAATATACACACAGCACCGGGGATGGGAGTCGAACCCACGACCAAAGGGTATTTCTGAACACCTACTAGTATAAAACGTAGTTCAATCTAAACTTGTGGGTTATACAATAATCTTAATCATAACGATAAAATTTCCGCTATTTTCCCTAAATGGGAATCCAACTCGGAATTTAACGATAAACTTATCCCAAACTCTTGTTATACATATTTAGATTACTTTTTACTTTCTATTAGAAGTTGTTTCGCACACTCATCTGCAACACCGTAAACAGGTTCTTCGGCACCGGGCATCGTCGCCCAACCTGCTTTTTCTACAATATCACCCCGTCTCCAATAACTTTCTTCATCTATCTTCTTGATTATCTCTTCTCTGTTTGGGTCCTGCAGTGACTGTTGAATACAGACCGGAACCAGTTGTTCTATAACAGCATTCCTAGCCATTTCCTCAGCCTTAGCTTTGGCAGTACCTCTTGTCACTGCCCATCCTGAGGCGAAAAGGAAGATAACCATTACAACTGCACCAATCGCAATACCCCACACAAATGTTTTCCCCTCTTTACCGGTCATTTTGGACTTCCTCCTTGTTTTTATTTAATCTTAGGCCATGGGGGTAAAAAGATGGTCGGTCTCTTCACCATTGATATAGGTCATGATAGTTCCACCAACTTCCCTCTTCTCCACTTCTTGAGCATTGGCTCTCATACGGGCTTTCTTCACTGCCTGAATGAGCTCATCAATTCGGTCGAGGTACTCAGATTTCTTGGCTGGAGATACCATACCGGACCATCTAGTTGTTACGAACTGTCCTATTGGTGTATCTTCGAACCATTTCTCAATCTGGGCAGGGTGTCTATCAGTATGTGGCACCAGTATCTTGGACTGAACAGTTTTCTCACCTTTAAGTCTCACATCATCTACCCGCGCCTTGAAAACTCCACTTCTCTCCTGTGGGTCTCGGTCCCATGTAATACCAGGCTGAAGTGTAGGAATAGTCTCATACATCTTTCTCAACCAAGCGAGCTTGTTTTCAAGAGAAAGAAGGAATGTAGCAGGGAGATTAAGTAATATGGTTCTGCCATCTCTCAACACGACATCAGCTCTGGCTTCCTGATTTGTCTGTTCTTTCTGTACCACAACATCAAGATGTCTTATAAGACTTTCTGCAACATAGTCCAGCTTTTCATCAACTGTTGTGGTTAGAGACTTATGTTCTGCAGCAGCAGCTTCCTCGGTCTTCCTGTCCTCAGAGAACATCTCCAGTCTTTTGACATGACCAAGAAACAAGTCTGCCTTTTTGCTAAAAGTCACCATGGCCTCGGCCACTATCTTCTTAGCGGCATCTTCTAACTCTTTATCAACAGCTAAAATTTCATGTAGTTTACCCATCACACTTTCCTCCTATTCGTTTAAATTTTTCTCAACATATTGTTTCAGTTCCTCTGATTTCTCAGCGGTTGTTTCAGTTCCAAATAGCATAGCTCCATCTTCATCAGTAAGCCAGAGTGGGCTACCTCTCCTTTTCGTCATATCATCCAGTCTAGAATGATACTTCTTAAAGTTACTTTTGGCTTCTTCTCTGCTTGCACCAGTAAAGATATAGCCACATTCTGTGCATTTAATTTTATGTATCATTTAGTCAACCCTTTCTTAAGCGACTTCGTCTGGTATCTCCGGTTCGTCCTCAACTTCCCAGGCTTCCTCATCTGCTGGTTCTACTGTTTCTGCAATTCTTTCATTGGGGTATCCCCCTGTTTCGTCCTTTTTATCATCTATACGAGTATATGTAAACTCTGTTTCTTTTGTTTCAACAGGGTCAGATTCAAACAAGTCCTCTTCCTCTTTTTCCTCAGCAGGAAGTCCCCCGGCTTTGCGAACACTACCCTCCAGCTCCGAATCGGTTACTGCCCCAGCGTCATCCAACAATGTAAAACCAAGTATTAGTTTCTCGTCTAAAGGAGTTGGATTTTCAGGTTGGCTAAGGTTATCAGTATCAGTATCATCCTCTTGTAGAATAACTCCGAGCCTCTTTCCACAAAAGACAGCTGATACCGTAGCCAAAAGGGATATAGTAGAAATCCCTTCGTCAGGTGTGCCAAACCTTGCTATACCAAGTTCTGGGTACTGTCCCTCAGCCTCCCTCAAGGCTTCGACATCTGGTCCAAAAGGCAAAACATTATTGAATTCACCATAAGTAAAGTCCTTAGCTACCACAAGAGAATCAAGAAGAGTAATAAGATATCTCTCTTCGGCACCCTTATGTCTAGCAATGGAAGGCAACCGGGCTGAACAGCCTGTCCATGGGTGATTACCTCTATGACTTTTTGACATAACCTCTCTCCTTATCTTAAAAGTCCATGACTATGGGCTAAGTCCCCGACAAAATTATCCATTGATTTGACCTCATCCAGATACTCTCTATAATTTTCAAGGATAAGGGGTAATAGTTCCCTATCACCATCTTTTAATCTCAAATATCCCCTATCTATCATCCACACTATTATATACCTACTTATACCATTAAGTAAATAATGCCGTATAGGTATGAGTTGGCCGTTTTCTTCAAGGCAACAATAATTAATTAGCGGAGACCCTTTGACTTGTTCAATCATCCCCTTTCCAAGATATCTTTTTATAAATTTTATATCATCTATGATTGCAGCTCTTGATATTTTCTGTGCTCTTTTCAGGTTCTTATCTCGTTCAATATACAAATTGAGAACCTTTCTATCAAAGAACCGGACGTAGGAGAAGTTTTTACCAAAGGCCTCAAAACCACAATCAAAGAATCTATTGGGGTCTATATGCCTCCACTTGGTATTAAAATTTTTGGTTGCATAAATTAGGTATTCTCTATTCTTCTCGGACATTGTTTCAAAGAGAAATTTATTGAAGTCCTTTGGTATTCTGTAGGGGCGATTATTAAACCCACCTTGGGAACGTCTGAAAGATGTATATATATCTAATATCTCATACATTAGTAATCCCACAACCAAATGCCTTTGTATATTGTCTTTAATACAGACCAAGACAAGACTAATATCCTTTTCATCTTTTAAACTCCTTGAATAATTTCCTTGATAACGGGAGGGATATGTCTATATAGACTACAGTTCTTCCATTCAGCCGTCCAGTTAAGTCTCCATCAAAAGAATCTACTGTCCACACTATAGGTAGAGTAGCTCTGTCCTTATAGTGAACTGCTTCTGCATAATTGAGTTTGGCATCAGTTAGAAACATTCTGTCTTGAAAGTCAACCCGGAGTCCCACAAGAACAACACTTGTAAGGTAACCATCCGCACTGCCAAGAAATTGACCTATCATCTTACCATCCAGAATATTCTTATTCACTGATAATACCTCAGCTTCTTTCTGCATAGTTCTGCTACAACCACCGGCAACTCCAAACACTAACAGAGATACCAAAATAGCACCCACCGTTACCAATACTATATTTGGACTATAAATTAATTTGATGTTCATTCTATTTCTCCAAGTCTAAGGTTTTACCAAACATATTCAAATATGGTAGAATAAAATCGAGAATGTTATCATTCTCTTCCCACCATAATCCATCCCTTACACTATCATAATCTTTTTCAAATGTATACTTTCTCAATTCCACATCTTGCGCTAGTTTCTCAATATGACTAGCCATTTCCTGTCCGTTCTTGGCTCTAAGGTGGGCATTTTTATATGGTTCAATATCCGTGTAGACACCTGCAACACCCATGGCAGTGTATTCTAACATCTTGATATTACTCTTACATTCGTTGAAAAGATTATGTGCTAATGGGGCTATGGCTATATCAATGTTCAAACTCTTGATAAATGCTGAATACTCTATGGCATTTCTCCATGCATGATATTCTATCTTTCCGTCTTTCAACAGGTCTTTGAGCTGACCAGGAGTACCACCACAAATCACCCACTGGTAACGGTCCACTGTATCAATAATGAAGTCAAGAAGGTCTTGGTCAAAATCACCTATGGTTATACCTTTCTTCTCGTGGATATCTTGTGTAGGGATATGGTTAGAACTGCCTGCCCATAATATACGGACTTTCTCATTGTCTTTGAAACTCTCATGCCTGGGGGTAACATTGCCCCATAAGAATTTT